TTATATACTTTTATACTGTTTTTATTTGTCGAGAGCAAATTATAAGGGTCTACGGCACTTACTATAACTGGCTTAGCGAAGTGTCCTGCTTCTATCATTTTTAGCTCAGATTTGCAGCTATTAAAAGTATTCTCTTTTAAAGGTATTACACATATACCGCAATGCTCGTAATCCTTTGCGTAGTCTTGAATATCGCTAACATCTTTTGCTATACCCTTAACTCCTTTTGGAACACTTGGAGACTTAATAGTAAACTGATAATCGTCAAAAGCATTACCTAATAGCTTTAAGTCTTTAAGATGGGTATTACCGCCCGAGTAGAAGAAAGTATCGAAGTCTATACTCAAGTCGTCATACGCATACTGACGCTCCGTAGGGTCAATAGCGTTTTTTATTATCTCTATATTTTTGTTATATGGTCTTACCTTATCTGCTAGTATCGGTGTAGTAGTCCATATCTGGTCAGCTAGTTTTAGGTTAGTTACTATACATTTGTCAAGGTTCATTTTATCGTGACGATACTTTACTGGATGCCCCTTAGGCAGCTCCCAATAGTCGTCTATGTCGCATATAACCTTTATTCCTTTAGCTTTTAGCTTTAAGTAAGTCTCCTCAGGTTGTAGTAGCCCTGATATTTGTCTATTGTAAACCACGTGAGTAACTCCGTCTAAGTGATTAAAGAACTCGTCATTTTTATTAAGCAGAACTACCACCTCTATGCCGTAGTCTCGGTGCATCTTAGCGAATGGCATTAATAGCCTATGATAGCTAACACCATTTATATTCCTAATAATTACCGCTACCTTTATGTTTTTTTCGTACATTATTTTAAACTGCTTTTTTGCCCTTGCGTAGTCTGCCTTTATGGTTCTGTATCCTATCTTAGCTCCCTTGTGTATCTGAGTGAGGTTTTCGCCATTACTAATCGCTCGTAGAATATTAGCGTAGTAGTGGTTCATATTACCCAGCACCTCTTCTACCTTAGAATAGTCCTCGCTTTCGTTATCGAAATATGGGTCTGGCTGGTTACACTTCTTTAGCCATTGGTTACGCATAACCCTAGCGAAGTAGCCTTTTGTGTTTTTAGGTTTTTGTATACATATCTCAAACGCAAGAGAGACCAGCTCGTCTGCTTCATCTTTATTAGATGTTAGCTTTAGAGCGTAGTCTCTTATGCTTTTATCGAAATATATGTCTTCGAGTCTCAAAATGGCAATACATCAGCTTCAGCTACTTGGTGTCCTTCTTTAGGTTTAGGCTTGAAAGTATCTAATTCTACATAAGGCTTTCCACTTTTGCCTATGTTAACCTTTAAATTTACCCATCCTTTGTCTGAGTTTTTTTGAATAAAGGCGATAGCCTCTTCTGCTTTTAGGCTTAAACTACCTACAACCCATTTAGGAGAATCTGGCTGCATTTTAAACATAAATCCGTCTGCAAATATTTTTTCTGTTTTATTCATATAGTACAAAGTTAATCAATTTTTTTTAATAGTTCTACTGATTGCAACTTCCATAGGTTTCTATCCTTATGGAGTACCTTATGTCTATTCATTAGCCTATCGAATAAGGTTTCTCTATCCGCTAGGTCTCCGAATACCTCAGCAGTGATTATCTTACCGCTTTTCATTGCAGTTACTTTAATTTTACCTTTCATATTCTACTCTTTTTATCGTGTTCTATGTGGCACTCTCTGCACCTTATTTGTATGTTGTCTACATCCCAAGCTAGTTCTGTCCTCCTGCTCTTTTGTGCATCGTTTACGCTAATCGTGTGAGAGCAATCTAGCATCACACCACTAGACCTCAAGCAATCTACGCAAAAGTTATAACCGAACTCCCAGTATTGCCTACTGAGTGCGTTAGCTTTAGCCTTTCTGGTTCTAGTATCTATTAAGGTCTTAGATACTCGCTCTTCATCACTTGTATAATAGTGGTTCATATTACCCTGCTTTTAAAATCTTCTATCAATTTATCTATTCCTACATCGTGTATCTTCTCGCTTATATCATACTGCTCTGTAAGCTCCCTTAGTTTATAGTTCTGCTCTCCTATCTTAAATAAGTATTTAGCGATTAAATCATTTGCTTGCATTATATCTACTGCTTGCTTGTGGGCTAAATTAAGTAAATTATCTAAGTTTTGCAAGTGCTTAGTTTGCTCTGTCTTGTCTCCCTTGTACCTCGATAGCTTTAGCTTCATATCTCGTATAGATTTCTCAGCGTCTTTACATATAGTGGATTGCTTTGCGAGTAGCTCTTTTATTTCTTTGTCGTTCATTGTTCTATTTCAAGTTGTCCGTATTCAGTTAATAGTATCTCGTGGCTTATGCTATCCATAATCACATTAAAGTTATGTACACAAAGAGCCTGAGACTCTGCGTCAAATTTATCGAAATCTTTTGACTTATCCGCAGCGAATGCTTCTATACTCCTAATACTCTTTTTAAAGCCGTTTGCGGGCATTTTTAGCTCGTCTAGTACCGATAGTAGTCTTACGGTTAAGATGTTTGCTTCTACGTATTTATTCATAATTAAAATGGTGCTTCTTCGTTTGGGTTATAAGGTTCTATTTCTTGCTTCTCTATTACTATGTCGTTACTTCCGTAAGCGTACTGGTCTCTACCTCCGTAATTCTCGTAAAATCTCTGTTCTTTCCAGTTCAGCATAAGACTAGCAAAGCCTAATTTCCCAGCGTGTTTAGGTTTTACTTTTTCTATTGATATATCGTAAGGCATAGAGTAGTCTGTTCTGTCGTTCTTATGTACTACTATTATATTCCTACCATTATTATTCCACTCACTACCGCCTTGTATCGAATATACGTTAGGCTTCTGTACGTTGCCGTTCTTGACTTGCAGCGGGTCAGGGTTCTTAGGATGTATAATTATAAAAGAGTGCATTTTGTTGTCTTGGAAAAAGCTATTACGATAGCTCAGTATTTGCCGTAGGTAGTTAGGAGTAGTCGGGTCTCCATCGTGTGTCATATAGTTCCAGCTATCTATCACCGCACTATTACATTTCTCCTCTTTGGCGAAGTTCCAAAACGTCTTAGGGTCTACGCTATCCTTTCCCCAAAACACAAAGCTATCGCAAAAAGACATATAAGTTCTAGCTATCTCGTCCTCTGTCATTGAGTTCTTATAGTTTGGTAGTATAGTCTTACCAGTTACCTTTTGTATTAAGTTAGACATTATCTCCGACTGCGTGCCGTCATCAGGCATATACAAAGCGTGTCTCCATCCTTTGTTTACGGTTAGCCCTACTATTATTTCCTTTAACACTAAAGACTTACCGTAGAAAGGATAACCAGTTACATCAGTACACCCGCCTTTGATAAAAGTTATATGCTGGTCTAGGCTTACGTGTCCTACACTATCTCCAGTAGGCAGACCGTTTCTATTCAGGTCTATAAGCATATCTAATACTTCACTATTCTTTAACTTCATATCATTTTAGGCTTAGGTTTATGGTCTAGTAATTGTCCTATGTAATCTACTGGCTGCCCTTTAGTGTCTTTAGTTCTAAATAGCCATTGCGGATTTATCTTATCAGCCCAGAAAGTATTATCGTGATTTTTTACGGCTTGTATTATTTCCTCAGGTGTGTAAGATTTTAACCAGAAAGTAAAATTGTTAAGGTCGTTGTCGCTACCTCTTTTATTCTCTCCAGTTATTTGATTATACCTAGAAATGAATTTATAATACCTATCTCTATTTTCCTCGTTTACTTGTTTCTTTGTTTCTTTGTTTACTGGTTTATCTATAGGACTATTGCTTTGCCCCGTGCTTGCCCCGTGCTTTACCGCGTGCTTTACTATTGCTTTATCCATTGCTTCGCCTTTTTTCGGTTCGGCACTTATTAAGCTAATGATGTTTGCTGAGTACTGATTTCTTGACCTTTCTACTACTTTAATAAAACCCCAGTCCTCTAGGTCGTTGAAATACTTTATAAATGTCTGAGCTTTTTTAATGCCTATTGCATCACAAGCCATCATAGTAGGAAAACCAAATTTATTTTTCCAGCCTAATCTATTGCAATGTTCTATCGCAAAGAAAAATATAGCGTAGTGGTTCGGGTTAATTTTCTCAGGATTATCGAAAGCGAAATTTATAAACCCCCTGCTTAGGTCGTAGCTATTAAGTTCTTTGTTCATAATTAAAACGGTTCTTTAGCTACGTTAATTTCTCTCCTCAATTCTTTACTAAACGCTATTGCAGTAGAAATATCTAATTCAATAAAATGCTCTCCTTCGTCATCGTGTATTGAAATGTTTAACTTCCCTTGATTGTAGCAATAGACCTCTAAACGCTTGTCGCTTTCTAAGTCGATAAATAACTTTTTGATTTTACTCATAATTTTATAATGGTTTTAAGATTACCAAAAACTTGTTAAAAAAAAGCCCTTAATAGTAGCGAGGTTGGGAACTCAACTACCATTAAAGGCTCTTAAATTTTTTTGTAAGTTTCTATATCCCAACGAAACAACACGGCAAATATAAAAACAATATTCGAATAAAAAAAATATATTTGTATAATGACAATAATTTTAACAGACTTACCTAAA